GTAGAAGATATTGGTCCTTCAATAGGATACCTTCCAGGCAGTCTCAATGAAAAACTGGAACCTTATGTAAAATATATTAAAAGCATGTTTTTCAAGTTACATAAACTTAGGAAAGGTAATAACAAGGTGTTTTTAGATGAACAGACACTAAACCCCGAGTTTGTAGAGATTCTTCCTTTGACATATATTAGAGGAATGAACATCGACAATGCTTTTGTTATTATTGATGAAGCACAGAATATATCTAGACTCAATATGCGTTCCTTGTTGACTCGCATGGGGGATAATGTTAAATGTGTTGTGTGTGGCGATCCCGATCAAGTCGATAATCCGAATTTGAACACAAAGAATAATGGACTTAATTGGATTATCAAATTGTTTAGTGGAGAGAAAAACTACGGACATATTACTTTAGGAGGAAATAAAAGTCGTGGACCCATATGTGATATGGTATTGAAAAATAAATTATAGAAAAATAGAAAAAATATATAAAAATAAAATAAAACTTGACTTTTTGTGAGGAAATTGGTATAATGTCGCCAGTTTCCTCATAATTTTTATAAAAGGAGAAATAGCTTGATAAACGAAAATACAATGACTTATGAAGACCGACTTAATTATCTGAGTAATATGTCTGATGATGAGTTTATGCAGAAGGGAATGTTCACGATGGCGTTTAATTCAAATGATCCTTCTGGAGATATATCATCTTTGAGGACATTTGGAACCGCTGATTACTCCAATTATGGTATTCGGGAACTTCAGGCAGAGTTATGGTCTGCTTTTAATAATAACCCACAAGTATCATCTGCTGTGCGAGATTATGTGGGAAGAATGGTGGGGTTTGGATTTGAAGCTTACTCAGAGATTCCGGACATTCAAGAGAAAATTGAAGAAATTTCTTTTGATTATCGTAATCGTCTTCCTGCCATGCTTCCTAAATATGTAGGACGTTCTCAGATTGAAGGGGAACTTTTCCTTGTTCTTACCGTACATTCTGATGGTTTTGTAGAGATTGATTTCCGCGACCCATCTACGCTTGACACTATTGGGTATGATAATAGTGGTATTATTTTCCATCCACGAAAACCCGCCATGCCTCTTGCTTATCAGTTTGTATACCAAGGGGAGGATTCTCAGCAGCATTATGAACTTATTCCTAGTGTATATGTAGCGCGATATCCTGAAATGAAAAAACTGCTTGAGAATGATATTCACTATCAGGAATCATATATTAGTGAAAGTAAAACTACTAATAGAAAATTTAACAAGGTTGGTGGGTATAGGCGATTTGTAATTCAATGGGATCGTGGTTGGTTAACATCTCGCAATCTGTCGTATATCCGAACCGTTCTCACTTGGGTTAATCTTTATGAACAACTTAAAACGTACGAAATTAACCATAAAAAGAGCGCAGGATCATACCTGTGGGTACTTGAACCCGAAGACTTGAAGACTTTTAGGGCGTGGGTTGCCATGTCCGATGAAGAGAGAAAGAAGACGGGAATTATGCAAAAGAAGGAAGCAGGGGGTACTCTTATTGTTCCTCCGGGGTTTAAGTTGAAAGCGATTACGCCCAATCTTCCGCGCATCTCTGACTCCGATACGGACATTTTAGACTTTATTACTTCTGGTCTAAATACTACAGAAGATTCTCTTATGGGACGTAGTAATAGAAATAAGAGTTCTCTTTCTGAAACACATGGAACTCAAACGGATAGAATTAAAGATGAACTTGCCAATCTAGAAAGATTCCTTCGATTTGATTTTTGGGGCAACATTCTTTTTCTTTCTGCGGCGGTAGATAGTTCTTTTAAATATGAATATAAGATTAAAAAGGCTGTTGATTTCAATAAGAACACCAAAGAACCTGTTTTTAAGTTTAAGAAATTCAACGCAGAACGTCTTGTTGACTTTGCTTTCCCACAATCGCAGAATAGTGGTGTAGAAGAAACTGTTAGGGCATATCTTGGCAGTAAACATGGACCTATTACTAAATCTCTTGGTATCCCGGCACAAGAAGTATCCCGTAGGTTAGGATTTAGTTCTTACCGGGAACTTAGACTTCGTAAAGCAGAAGAGGATGCATTCTACCCCGAACTCAAATATGGCGTAGACGAAGAATCTGTTCAGGAGCAAGAGGAAGTCGAGAACTCAGTTACGACGCAAGAGAACGAGCAGTAACCGTGGGAAAAATTAAAGGTATAGTAAACGACGAAGGACGAACTTGCACCGTGTGCGGTGAATTTAAGATGTGGGATGAGTTTTATGATTATAAAAGAGGCACTAGAGGTAAGGAAAAAAATAATAGATAAAAAATAAAAAAAGTTATAAAAAGACTTGACAAACACATAATATTTTGATATAATACGCTATATCATTTATTCGTGAAAAATTCCCAATTTAATAAGGAAAACAATATGCCAGATAAATTTAAGGAAGTCCCTAAAGGGGCACTAAACCTGATTACAGAGAAAGATGCACACTGCTCTTTCTCTGTTAATGAAGGCGAAGAGTCCACGACAGATAACTTCAAGATGGTAGGGTATAGCGGTAAGATTATTCCTCAACATTGGTTTTGGGGAAACCTTGCATTTGATTTAGATGGTTTCAAGTTCAATAAAGAGAAGTTTCCGATTCTTTGGGCACATGATGATAGAGATATGGATAATCTTCTTGGTTATTCCACTACACCTAAGATTACAGATGAGGGACTTGTATTTACACAAGACGAAGTTACTTTTGTAGATAACGAACGCGTAACTCAATTTAAGGAATACTCTCGTAAGGGCGTTCCTTTTCAGGCTTCTATTCGTGGTAATCCTACTCGTATCGAGTATATTGAAGAAGGGGCTACCACTGAAGTCAATGGATATGAATTTGTCGGTCCCGGGCATATTTGGCGCGAAACAGAACTGGTAGAGTGTTCTGTGTGCCTGTTCGGCGCAGATGGAAATACTTCTTCACTTGTATTTACAGAGGATAAAGGGGAAATGGTGGAGCTAGATGCTTCTATTTTTATTTCATCCCCGAATGAGAATGGAAATCAAAATCACAACACGGAGAAAACTATGGATTATCTCACTTTCCGCAAGGAGCATCCAGAAGAAGCAAAGAAATTTACTGAGCTTGTTCTTGAGGATGCACAGAATAAGTTTGAATCTGAGAAGAGGGAACTTATCAAGGAATACGGTGAAAAGGAAAAGGAATTTGCTGAAAAGGTTGAAGAACTTGAAGCAAAGGTGAAAGAGTACGAAAAAGAAAAACTTATTTTTGAAGAAAATTCCCGCAAGGAATTTGCTGAGAGGGTTTGGGGCGAAAAGCTGAAGGAAGCTGAAATTCCCGAACGCCTCCATGAAAAGGTCAAGGCTTTTGTTTCTGCTGAAAAGTTCGTTGGTGAAGACGGTTTTGACAAGGACTCCTTTGTTGCCGCTGTTGACAAGGAAATCGAATTTTGGGCCGAAACCAAGGAAGAGGAAAAGATTCAGGGTTCTGGTTCTTTCTCCAAGAAGCCCGTTTCTGAAAATGAATTTGGCGAAAAAGAAGCAGAAGATGCTGCCGATGCGCTGCTTTCTTTTGTACGCTAATATATAAAGGAGAATAATTATGGCTATTACTGTTGCTGATGTTGTGACCTACGGCGATACTCCGCAAATTAATCGTGGTGTTCAGTACGATCAGGTCCATTTATATACTGATGGGTTTCCCAATGATGCTACTATGTTCGCTTCTATTAAAATGAAAGCGGGATATGGCTGGATAGAAGCAGGAACTGTTGTTGCTGAGGATGCTAATGGTGAGTTCGTTCCTTACGTTCCTACTACTTATTCGGATAACGTAGCAGTTTCCCCTCTCGTTGCAGATCATACTGCTGAGACTGCCACTGTTCAGGTTTCCGAACTTGAATCTGGTAAATATGCAGTTGGTGATGTGATCGTTCTTGCTAACGATGACCCCGATTATCTTGATGGTGGTGCTATTACGGATATTTCTGTTGCTAATGGTATCGCTACTATTACCTTCACTAATGCTTCCGGTGTGGGTGCAGATTTTACTACTGCAAAGAGCGCACATATTTACGTGAAGACAGGTGCCTCCGGTAAGTTTTCTACTGCCGTATGTATCATTGATAAGCCTGTTGATACTGGTGTCGGTTCTAATGCGCTTGGCGCACAGGCTTCCGCTGTTGTTGCAAATGCCGTTATGTATGCGGCTCCTATGTTTAACCTCGATTCTGCTGCTCTCACCGCTCTTGGTGTAGCAAAGTTCAGCAATCGTGCATATATTAAGTAAGGAGATATAACTATGCCCAAGGGTTCCGTTATTCCAGAGTTGCACCTTAGCACTCTTCAAAAGTTTATCGAAAAATCCCAGACTCCACCTTCTATGGTGCTGTCTAATATGTTCCCTACTAACAACGCGCCTAGCGACACAATAGAATGGGAAAGCCGCTACGGTTCTGCTGAAATGATTCCCTTCGTTGCTCGTGGCTCTCGTGGTCCTAGCTTCGGTGATGATGGTGTTGGTAAGCACTCCATGAAAGCAGCTTATTTTGCCACCGACAAATTCTACGGGGAGGAGTTCCTTAATAACCTCCGTCAGCCCGGTACTCGTGAGCAGAAGATGTCCGGTCAGTCTGAGATTGCTCGAGGTATGTCTCGCATGATGAACGCCGTTGATCGTCGCAGAGAGTACATGTTCAGTAAAATGCTGTTCGACGGGTCAATGTCTTACACTATCAAGGGTTCCTCTGCTGCCCCCACTTTTGCCTCTGTGTCTTGGGGTATTCCTACCTCTCATCAAGTCACTCTTGGCTCTACCTCTTATTGGTATGGTACTTCTGCCGAAACTGCTGACCGCGATGTTTTTGCAGACGTATTTAACCTCAAGAACAGGCTTGCTGATTCCCTTGAGATGGAAGTTACTTCTCTCAATATGTTCCTTAACTCTCGACTTCTACAATCTCTTGTTAAGGATTCTGGTATTCGTGATCTGGTTCAGACTCAGAATATCTCCGAAGCCCAACTTGTGAATAATCCTGCTGGCACCATTGCTCAGATTCTCGGTGTCGGCTCTATTACTCCTTATGATGCCTCTTACACCATCACCAGCCCTCTTGCACAGGCTTATACCTCCGGTACTACTATCTACGTTACTTCCCCTGAAGATTTCGTAGTGGGTGGTGAGGTTTGGCTCAAGAGTGGAGTTGACGGCGCAGCCGGTCCTCGTGCCACCATCACTGCGGTTAATATGGCTACTGGTGCTATCACTATTAGTGCGGCTCTTACTGGTGTTACTGGTATTCCATTCAAGTCTCAACTTGCTATGCGCCAGTTCTTCTTAAGTCCTAAGAAGATTGTAGCAGTCGTGCCTAATGTTGATGGTACGCCTATTGCTGAAATGATGCAAGCCCCTCACGGCAATGCTGGTATCTATGGTAAGCGTATGCGTACTAAGATGGAAGAGTATCCTGATGGTCAACGTCTGATCATGGAGGACCTCTGCTTGCCCACGCTTTATTATCCTGCTGCTGTTTACCAACTGACTGTCCACGAAGACTAATTAAAATAATAATGGGAGGGGTGAAATTCCCCTCCCATTATTGATAGGATTTTATTAAATGGAAGTTATTATAAATGAAGATGGAAGAACCTGCAATGTATGTGGTAAGTTTAAATCATGGAATAACTTTTATAAAAAATCAGGTGTTAGTACCGGAAGAGAAGCTAGATGTAAGGCATGTAGAAAAGAATATTTTGATAGTAGAAAAGATTTAAAGAAAGAATACGATAAAGTCTATAATATAGGTAATAGAGATAGAAGAAAAGTATTAAATAGTCAATATTATATAGATCATAGGGAGGAAAGATTAGAATACCATAGAGAATATCGAATGGATAATAAAGATAAAATAGCATCTCGAAAAAAAGAAAGATATAATGAAAATCCAGAATTATATCGAGAAAAGGCTAGGGAGTATTATAAGAATAATCCAGAGTCCTACGCATCCCAGAGAAAATGGTATGGAGAATCCCCTGCTAAGTTTAAAACTTATGGACACAGATTACTTATTCAAGAAGACGAACCTACAGAAACAAAAGACGGATATATTGAAGTAAAATGTGCGCATTGTGAACGAAGATATATACCAAATACTAGAAGTGTCAGGAATAGAATTTGGGCATTAAATGAAGACAACGGGACAGAGAATAGATTTTACTGTTCGGAAGAATGTAAGATAGAATGTTCAGTTTATAGAAAACAAACATATCCAGAGGGATTCAAAAAGCCTCGCAAAAGAGAGTGCGGTGCTGAAATCCGAAAAATGGTACTAGAAAGAGATAATAACACTTGCCAATACTGTAACAAACAATTTGATGAAAAAGATTTAATTGCTCACCATGAAAACCCGGTAGCTTGCTCTCCAATGGAGCAAGCGGATATACATAATATTAAAACCGCATGTAAGCGGTGTCATATTGATATTCATACAAACACACCGGGAATGGGGTACGGTGAATTAGCAAAGACGGCATTAATTAACGAAGAGATTATTGAAACCTTAAAAGGAGAAAATTAAAGTGAAGGTAAAGACACTTAAAACTGTTTCTGCATTTGGAGAAACCATTACCAAAGACAGTCTTTTTGAAGGTGATATTAAAGATTTCCCTAAGTGTATTCAAAAAGAAATCGAAGTTGGTTCATCTACTGTAGAAATCCTTGAAAAAGAAAATAAGAAAGAAGAAGTAAAAGAAGAACCTAAAGAAGAACCTAAAGAAGAACCTAAAGAAGCCTCCAAAGAAGAAAAGAAACCTGAGCCTAAGACCGTAAAGAAAGGTCGCCCGAAGAAAAAGGTCGCCTCTAAGAAATAAATAGATATGGGGAAGGAAAATGGCATCGACTATTGCAGATATATCCACGAATGTTCAAATTGAATTAGGTGAAATTAAAGATAGCCTAACTCAGGAAGAAATAACTAGAGCTATAAACAAGGCTATTATAGAATTAGGATATTCCTTCCCTGTTGCGGGACTAAAAGAGTATTGGCTTATCAATCGGTCTAAAAGGCATTGTGTCGAGATTCTTCTTTTAGGGGAATCGGAGAATTTTCAGTTTAATAAATTACATCTTCAACAAGCCTTTGAACACCTTAAATCACTTATTACTTATTACGATAAGGAGTTCTTACAGGCACAGGAAGCTCAGCCGGAACTATTTCCTAACCTCACTGCTGATCTTCCCAACCCCGCAGATATGTTTGGTGTATATATAGGAAATGGATTTGTATATTCTCCTACTGGAAAGGATATTACGTATTTGGAAGAGGATAATTAACAATGTCTCATATTGGTGAAAAAGTAAAGAAAGCGTATCAAGATAATGGGACTGCTATTACCCCTATTAAGGGTGCTTCTCTTACTGAATACCCAACCGAATATATACTTACAGAACTTAGTAACCAAGCAACAAAAGTATTTATTCAGGAGTATTACCTGAAAGCCTTTGTTCCTTATGATTCTGTTCTTAAAGATGGGGATTATCTTAGGACGAATTACAACAACGATACTTATCTTGTTATGAACCTTAATAATGAGGTTTTCAGAAATAAAGTAATCCAGCAACAGGGAACTCTTTATAAAAACAATACAACTGCTAGGATATATAGGTCGCAGAAAGTTCTAAACCCAAGTACCTACCTTGAAGAGTTGGTGTGGAATGATATTTATCAGATAGATATTCCGTGTACTGTCACTAATACTAGGTTTGGTTCTGAGGTTTCTGATTATAATAACATTGGTGAAGTTCTTCTTGATGCCCTCCTTGTTTATATTTCTAGACACTATGACATAAGAGAATTTGATAGAATTACTTTTGGTTCAGGTGAAACTTTGATGGTAGATAACGTAGATAAGTATAATTTCGGATATGCTTATGAACTTAAAATGGCCGAGGATAATAGGTAACAGAATAGAAATGAGTCTCACAATTTATGTAATTGATCGTGGCGGGGATAAGGAAAAAACATTTAAGAGCATTGAAGGGCTTGGTGCAACAGTAATTGAAAAGCCTTCCAATGTTTCTGTATCTGGATTGAATAATTGTGATACTGATTGGTACATGATTATTTTTACCGACGAGCACCTTCAGGATATTCTTGTTAAAGCTATTCCTGAGTTTATGCAGTCTGGATACGATTATTTTAGATTTTATCGTATTATGGATAATGGTGAGAAGTCCAGATATTTTGTTAACCCCCGCTTGTTCAGGAAAGAAGTAATTCTAAATCGACACGGTGAACCTAGTTCTGAATACATCGGAATTGATATTTTGGATGGTTACATAGAACACCATGACAATATCTATTAAGATAAATCCCTCTTTTTATAGAGAAGTCAGAGACATTGCAAATAGAACGCAACGTCTTAGAAAAGAAGCGGAGTCCAAAGTAGGGGCTAGGGGGGATATAATTCGCGCTCTTTCACACGGATATTTTACGATGGTACGCGATAATCTTCTATCTGGTAAATACCCTAAGAGTACAAAGTCATATAACAAAGACTATCTTAATTGGAAGATACGCAACTACGGACATGCAGAGCCATGGTTTCTTGCCGGAGATTTATTTAGAAACATCCAGATATATGAAAAAGATGGTGGAAGGGCGGTAGGTATTCCAAAAGGGAAGAAAGTTGGGGGAAAGAGTTGGTTGTATGAAAAAGATGATCAATCTAAAGGATACAACGCCAAAGACATTTCCTATTATGCTTATTTGAATGAGTATGGTTCTCCAAGTGGAAAAATACCCGCTAGACCTGTTTTCACACCAACTCTTGCTGATTTTGTTCGAACCGAAGTGGATGATATTTTGAAAAAATCTTCACAAAGAATGTTTAAGAGATGGGAAATTAGATAAATGCGTGTATTTGATATTAGACCTTTAGATGTAGAAATTACAACTATTTTTACTCTTTCCGAACTACAGCACTTGAAAATGATTCTCAATGGTGCTATAATTCGCAAGGATATGTACGAGGAAGAAACAGTTAGAGTATATGAAAATTTTTTAGAATTAATAGAAAGTCTTACTAAAGAAAGTGAAGAAAACTAATGCCTTTACCAGATATAAGTAAAGAAATAAATTTTAAGTTATCTGTTCGTAAGTTTTTTTACGAAATAGCCAACTCTTTCTCTCCTTCCCTTCCCCTTCTATTCGACACGGGGCTTCAGGTTCCAGTAGATTCGGAGTCTGAAGCCCCAAAATGGCTAACTGTTGAATTTGGAACGTTTATCGCCGGGTCGGTGAATGAAGCTTTGGTGGATGTTTATTGTTGTGCGAGAAAAGATGTTGGCTCAGATGTAGTTACAGAACTTAGGGATATTGTTGTTGGGAATTTTACTGATTCAACACAGTCCGATTCCACAAGACGTATTCCTATTTATGTAAATTTAAATACAAGTGAAGAAGAAATTATTGGATGGATGATTGCTGACATTGCGTACCAAAGTCCGTATATGAAGGCAACTGATGGAACTAAGTATAAACTTGTAACGATCAATTTAAAGTGGGGCGGTCAATATTAGGCCGCACTAAATAAGGAGGCTTTTATGCCCGGACCAAGAACCCAAAATCCACAGTCTCTTGCTATCGGCTTGATGGAGGTTAGGGTCGGACCTAGTGCTGCCAATATTAGCACTACTACTCCTGTACTGACCACCTCTCAGTCTCTTGGTGCGCTTTCTAGTGCATCTTATACTTTTAACCGCGAATATTATGAACACTGGTCCGATTTCCCGATGATTAAGGACTATGTTATCCCTACTCAGGAAACCCAACAGATTACCTGTGAGTTTGAAGAGATGACTCCGCGGAATCTAGCTATCCTTCAGGGTATTGATCCCTCTTCCGCAGGTTCTTCTTGGACAGGTGAGGGTTACACCGTAGTATCTTCCGATTCCGGTACTTATAACACTTCTGACGAAATCGATGGTGGCGCAGATGCAGAAGCAGATACCTATCGTGTTATTTTCCTCACTGCGACTACTTATTCTGTTTATTCCGATAAACGCGGTAAATTGACAGGTGACCAGATGGGTGAAGGTGATACTACCGCAACTTCTGTGTTTACTGATGGCACTACCGAACTTCTAAGCATCCCCTCTGGTTTCTTTACTGGAACGTGGGCTGCTGATGATGTGTTCACCTTCTACATGGCTAAAAAAGGCTACGACTCGGTTTCCTCTGGTGAAATTAAGATTGGTGACCTCAAAGCTCCTGATTATCTGCGTGTTGAAGGATATTATGTATTCCCCAACGCTACGAATACGATGACAGTAATCTTCCCTCGCGCTCAGGCCCGTACTGATAACGGTGAAATTGCCTTTGCTGCGGACACTAATGCTGCGGTCAGTATTACTTTCGAAGCAACTCCCGCCGATTCCACTATGTCCGGCGGTAACGCGGCGTGGGATTCTATGCCTCTTGGTCGAGTTGTGTTTGCGTAATAATAAAACTATATATAAAGGAGGGGGAGGCAACTCCCCTCCTATTTAAAAGGAGAAATTAAACTAATGTCTGAACTGATTGTCGAAACTAGGAAAGTTAAAGTAGGGATTAAGAAGGTAGAAGAGTTTGAAATTTATCCTCTTTCTTTTGGGCAGCAACGAAAGTTTGCCACAAAGATTGGGGAAATGATTTCTGAGTTTGCGGAAAAATCCGAAGACGCAGAAATATCCACTGTAGATATGGTAAATATGATCATGCAACTAATTGAAGATAATATTGTTGAGATTGTCAAAATGGTTGCTGATTATGAAATTGACCTTGATAACATCACTAACGACCAAGTAGTGGATATTGCCAACCATATTTATGAGATGAATTATAGTGGTGCGCTAAAAAACATGATGAGCCTCAAGAAAAAGGTCGTAAGTCTCTGGACATAGATGAAGTCCTGACTGCAATTCTTGAGGCATACCCACAGATAACAATAAACAATCTGGTGCACGATCCTTGTTATAAAAGCGGGTTGACATTAAAACAGATAAACACGTTATTTGAGAAGTTTGTAATAAGAGAGCATAATAAATATAGAATTTTAGGAAGTTTCCACGGCGTTAAAGTTCCATCTATCAGGGAAATGGAAAAACCTGAAGATAGATATAAGGACATGACTGAAGAAGAAAAACAGTTGGAAACGGAACGGCAGATGAAACAGTTTGCGAAGGCGTTCGGCGGAAGTTCTTTAGAAGAAATGAAACCAACTTAAACGTATCGAACACCCTTTACGGAGATACGACCTTTATATAAATAAAAGATAAAAGATACCAATTTCATATTTACGGGATTGGTATCTTTTATTATTAGAGCGAGATTTAACATGAGTCAATATAAGAATGAATTATTTGTGAAGTTTGGCGGGAAAGTCGATGGTTCTTTCAAAAAGGCCGTCAATGAGGTTTCCGCTTCTTTGCGTGGCATTGCCGGAAAAGGCGGTGGAGGCGGAACATCTCCCGAAGCCGCTTTAGGCGGTATTAGCAAGCAAGCTAAATCTGCCGGAAGAAATATGGGTTTCCTTAGCGGTGCTACTAAATCTGTTGCAGGGGCTTTTTCTACTATTGCTAGGTTTTCTGTTGCGGGAGGTGTTTTTGCGGGAATCACCGGTGGAATTGTTGGTGCATTTAATTCTATTGTTGAATTTGACCAATCTCTAAAAAATCTCCAGGCAATCACTCAGGCGTCTAATCAAGAAGTTGATGCTTTTGGCAGAAAAATGGTTGAGGTATCTAACATGACCAAGTTTTCTGCTAACGAAGTGGCTGCTGCAATGGTATATCTTGGTCAGGCGGGTTTTACAGCAACTGAAACTCTTGAGACGATTGATGCGGTTGCTTCTGTTGCCACAGGTACTCTTACAGATTTTGCATTAACTGCTGATTTATTTACCTCTGCTATTCGTGCTTTTCAGTTAGATACATCCGAATCCGCTAGAGTGGCAGATATTTTTGCATCCGCAGTTAACCGTTCTAAGTTAACTATTCAGGGTATGCGTACTATTTTCAACTATGTGGGTGCGTCTGCCAGTCAAGCGGGGGTTGCTCTAGATGAGGCCGCTGCGGCGGCTGGGTTGCTTGCCAATAACGGTATGCGTTTTAGTACAGTTGGCACATCTATGCGTAACGTGCTTTCTAGAATGATTGCACCTTCCAATAAGATGCGAACCGAATTAGCATACATCGGATTATCTGCGGACGATGTGAACCCTAGGATTGTAGGTTTCCAGAAAGCGATGCAGAATTTATCCAAAATTATTGTAGATCAGAAGACGGGTTTAGCAGATGCCGGGAAAGCATATAAACTATTCGGGTTACGTGGACAGCAAGCAGCGAACGTATTTGTGCGTACGTTTACTTCTGGACAGTATGAACAAATGCTTGAGAATATTAATAATGTTGGTGCAGCTTTTAGGATGCAACTTAAACAGCAGGAAGGGTTAGGTGTAAGTTTAAAAAACCTTTGGGACAGAATTAAGAACGTTGGTGTTGCGTTGGGCGATTTGGGATTAACAGCAGTTATTCGTGGTACGATTGACGTATTATCTGACGCTGTAAAAAAAGTTCAAACGTTTATTAGGTCTATAATTAAGTTAGTTGATTGGATAGATATTGCTAAGGGGAATGTTGAAACTCAAACACAGGCTATAGCGGAGAATGGGGAGGAACTTCGTAACTTAGCAGTTGGATTAGAAAAGTATATTAAGGCGTATAAAAATCTACAGCAGGAGGGAGTAGATACGTGGGAGGCTCAAAAAGAGATTCAGCATTTGAATGAGAATTTGAGTGATTCGTTTGAGGATGCCGCCGACGTTGTAGAAAAGTATGGAAATAATTTATCGGAATTGATTCCTAGGTTAATTCAACTAAAAAATGAGTCAGAAGTTAAAGCAACTCGCACTTTTGTAGAGGGGTTATCTCAAAATAGAGAAGATATTATAAAAACTAGGAAAGAATTGTCGGGATTAGCTTCGGATATAAAAAGTTTAAAATATAGCATCCAACATGAACAAAATCCCCGGCTTTTGGGGTATATGCAACATGAGTTAGAACTGCTGGAAAAGCGTGTTCCTGTTGTAGAAAAAAGATTAAAAGATTTATTGTTACAGAAAGATATTTTTATTTCTGAAATTGCACGTGCGGGGGAGGGCGTGGTAGATCGTCGCCTCTCTAAGTTTTCTGAGGATGTTGATCGGGAGGTGTTAACTCCGTGGGAAACTACGCTAAGTCAGTTAGGGGAGGCGTGGCAGTCCGCATTTGATTCTTTGTGGAAAAAAGGAAATATTACCCAATTGGAAAAGTTTTTTGACGCCGCCAAGCAGGCCATAGTGTCTGCGGAATCCGCTCGTGAAACTATTGCTAGTATGGGGGGCGGACCTACTGAGATGGATAGGGCGGCTCTTGCTAAAACAAAAGAGGAGTTAGATTCTTTTTGGGAAAGTATATACGAGGATCAGAGACGGTCGGCAGAAAAATCTTTTCAAAGGATCGCCGCCGCGTATGATGCAACATTAAAGGCACAACTCTCCCAAGTAGAAAAAATAGAATCTGAAAAAGAGCATCTTATGCGGCGAGGGGGGGCGACTGAATTAAATATACTTCGTTCTAAGCGTCAATATTTAGATAAAGAATATTTAATATACGTAGAATATTATGATCAAATTATTCAATTAGCGGAAGAAACTGCTCAAGCACGGGGGGATGCTGAGAATGCGGTCGTGGAAAAGTATTTAGCAGAACGAGAAAAAAAAGAATCTGAGTATAATATACAAATTCTTAATTTAGAGAACGATATTTTTAAGGAGAGGATGCGTAATCCTGAAAATTTTGCGGATGCGTGGGAAAGTGCGATGCGGAAGTTAGAAAGTTCCACGGAAAGTTCTTTTTCCAAAGTTAGGGATTGGATAGTGGACGCTGTGGAAGAGTTCGCTGATTCTTCGGCAGATGCTTTTCTTGATTTTGTAGAAGGTACTAAGTCTGCCGCCGATGCTTTTAGTGATATGGCGTATTCCATTCTTAGAGATTTAACTAAGATGATTATTAAGCAACAAATTATGAATGCGGTTATGTCTGGAATGAAAGCTATGGGCAATTCTGGAGGATTCCTTGGTACTGTCGGCTCGTTCTTCACAGAGTCTATGGGGATGAACCATAGTGGGGGCATGGCCGGTAAAGCGTCTTCTATTAAAAAGCAGATAGACCCCTCTTCTTTTATAAACGCCCCTAAGTTTCATAATGGTGGAGAGGTTCCGGCTATTCTTGAAAGAGGCGAAGAAGTGAAAACCCGTGAACAGGCTGCACAGGATAGGGAGCCTAAGCAAACCAATGTTATTATTGAGAATAAGACAGGGAACCCAATTGGTTCAGCAAGAGCCACTACCCAAATAAATATGGGCGAGGAGGTAATTCGTATTGTTCTTGATGGCATTGATAGAAATAGAAGCGGACTCAGAAAGAAAATTGCTACCGTTAGATAAAAAGGAACATATATGTCATATAGACTTAAAGACGCAACAAACATAACGTTAGGTCCAGCAGAAGTATTAATTGCTGACAGTGCTACATATATTAACGACATATCACCTGTATTAACACAGGACAATTACTTTGCATACAGCGAGTCCACCAATATTGTATATACGACCACTTATAATGAAAGAATGGCGGTTGATAGTAATAACCTAATGGAAGATATGGTATCAGACAGAGCTTCCTGTACAATGGAAATGAATACAGTTGAGTTAAGTAGGGATGTTTTACTTCTACTGTCAAGCATTATGCCGTCTGTATCAGATACAAGTATTGCATTAAATAAAGTTACAGATGTTGATTTCAGAGTTGAAATAAATTATAATTATGTAGATAGACAAAAACAACTTCAGTTTGTTTTTCCTAAAGTTAGAATACGGAGCGGTTTAAATTTAGTATTAACAGGGGATGCAGAGGTCGCACAATCATTATATATGTATTCCCTCCCGGTATATGCCTCTCCGTGGGAAAACCATAATTTAGGTATTATGTATATGAACGGATTTCAATAGAGGATAAAAATAGAGATGAATACTTTTCCAACAAATATCCCTAAGCCTGTTTCTATAACAGAATCGTTTAATAAGAAACAACACAGAACCCCGTTTGAGGATGGTAGTGTCCAATCTAGGACCGCGCACACACGAGGCAGGGGTAAATGGGACTTGAGTTATGAAGTATTGAGTGTACCTGAGGTATATATTTTGAGAGATTTCTTTTATGCGAATCAAGGGGCGTTGTTTTATTGGACACACCCCGTAACAGGCACCCGATATGAGGCAAGATTCTCTAAGGATGAGTTTACTGCTGATATCATGTCTCCTACAAACTGTTCATTAACCTTACAGATAGAAGAGTCTTAATAATGGCAACTATTTTATCGTCTGAAGTTATTGCACAAAAGAATGCTCTCGGTTCGGATGAGGCGTTTCTAGTATGTTTGGAAATAACCATTCCTGAAGTAACTGAACCTATTCGCCTCGTTTCCAATACAGAAAATATCAATTGGAGAGGGCATGAATGGGTTGCCTTTGCTTTTATATTAGAAGAAATATCTGAGCAAACAGAAGGCGAAATTCCTAGTGTTGAATTACGCGTACCCAATGTGGATAGAATTATTGAAGGGTATATTCAAGAGTATGATAAGTATGTAAAGGAAAATGGTCCAGCAGATATTACGGTAGGAATATACGTAGTATCAACAGCGACTTTAGATAGTCCTGATTATGTAGCATACCACGAGTTCATTCTTATCCATCCAGTTTCGGATTCTAAATATGTTACGTTTACACTAGGTGCGCCAAATCCATATAGGCGTAGGTTCCCTTTGAACAGGATATTGAAAAATAGTTGTCGATTCAAATTCAAAGGGGAGCGTTGTGGTTATACAGGAACAGAAACATCATGTAATAAATCCTTAACTAGATGCCGGGAACTTAATAATTCTACTCGTTATGGCGGGTTCCCCGGTGCTGGCAGAGGGGGGCTTTCCCTTGTCTAAAAAATCTATCGCAAAAGTTGTAAGTGAAGCAATGAGAACCCCTTTCGTTAGTTTGGGCAGAGAAGTTGGAAAAGGGTTAGATTGTTGGGGGCTTGTACATCATATATCTAAAGAATCTTTTGATATGGATGTCCCGGATTTTAAGGTAGATGCACTTGATAAAAATAAAATATTTTTTCAGTTTCTACAGGCGATAGAAGAAGAATATTACGAAGTAGATAGAAAAGATGTACAGCCGGGGGATGTGGTTGCTCTTAATATGGTAATATCTCAACCGGATTTAGTGCAACATTTCGGTATAATGATAGACGATAAAAAATTTGTACATACCTTACAGAAATCTGGTCCACACTTAACCAA